AAAACGTATAGAAGGTATAGGGATAACTTCAAGAGCTATGGCAAGAAGAGCCGCTCAACATAATATCTTTTCGAAAATAAAAGAAGATCAAACAGTAGCTTTCACCGCTGGTTTAGAAACACTACTTTGTAAACCTGGGGATCTAGTAATAATTCAAGATGAACTAAAGACTAACAAAAGCAACTTTGGAAAAGTTCTAGATGTCAGTATAGAAAACGAAACTATAAGATTGAGTAACACTTTTGTACCTACAACAATGGATGGCATACTAACTGTATACAATCCAACTGGGGCAGAAGATATTAGTGATTTAAATTTCGCCGCAAATCAAAACAGGCAGCGATATGATGGGTTCACTATTACTGGTCTAGCCACAGATTCATGGAAGAGTTTTACTGGAGAGTATAGTTTTTCAGGATACACTCAAGGGTATGATCAAGCAACTGGTTTTGTTTTGGGGGAAACTAGATATGCCGAATATGCTTCTTATACAGGAGTATCTGGCACTAATCTATATTTCGAAACAGGCGTTACAGGATGGGTTTTAGGATCTGGAAATGCTAGATCTTTATATTCTGGAGATCTTATTTCTGAACTAACAGGGACGCAAACACTAACAGAATTCAATACTGGTAAAATATCTATTTTAGATATGAATGCCGCAAATAAAAGAGGAAGCTCTACAGTGTTCTCGGGCTTTGATCCTAGCACATTTAGAAATTATACTCGGGGTGCAACTAATAGCGAAGTCTCCAATATCTCACCTGAACAGATAACAACTCTACTTTTGACAGGGGGATCTCAAGCTGTGACTAATAAAGAATATGGGACACTGCTTTCTGGGTTTGATAGGCCCGAAGTATTACCATTTATCAAATTAGGAAGTGCTGCTCAATTTCAAATTAAAGAAGCCTCTCCTTTTATTTACAAGGTTATTTCCATGAAAGAGGAGAACCCGAATGAATATTTAGTCTCTGCAACAAAGTATGATACAGGTAAATTTAATTTAATTGATAATAATGTTAGTATTGAATATAAAGCTAACACTTTTAGCTATCAAGTAGCGCAAACAATAAATGGTGTGACTTACAAAACTCTAGACGCTCCAGAATTTGTAGGACAGGTGGTAACTGGGATACCAAATGCAACAGATCAAACCTTTAATATAACGGGTAATTGGACACAGGTATCGAATGCAACTGGTTATGGCGTAAGACTTACATTACCTAATGGCCAAGTTTTACAACAAAGTACTGATGCCACAAATATTAGTCTTTCTGGATTAGATCAAGTCGGAGTGTTTAATGTTAGTGTAAATGCTCTTGGGAATATGGGACGAGACGGAGAAACAAACGCTTATTATGATTCTGCGTATATTGATACGGGGATATTTGTTCTTTATGAAGAGACGTTAACTTATTCAAAATCATTTTTAAATAAAATAACCATTTTATAATGAATTATACAGGATATTCAGTATTAGAAATACCCAAAACAGGAGCAGCTTTTTCATACGCGAAAGAAGCAAGAGATTTTGCTACTGGAGCTACAGGAGTGGGAGGTTATTTAAATTCTACCGCAGTTTCTAATAGTTGGACTGATGTACGTTTTGTAAGCGCAATTAGAGAAGGGTCTAGTTCTTTACCTGTTTCTATAGGAGCAACTGAAACTAATCTTTATACTGGTGTATCTACTATCATTGGCGGCTCTACCCCTATAGGAGATTTGAGATCAGAAGATAGCCCATATGTTGGTGTAGGAAATAGTTCTGTTTATTCCACTAAAAAAGGACAAGAATATGGTGCAGCTTTTTACGCTACTTATATCGGAACAACCAATTCAGCACCAACAAAAATTGGTATTGGAACCACCAGCACTGATATTAGTACCAGTGGTTACTACGAAGGAAGTTTCACTACCCGCAACATCTATGAATTTGAGAGTAGTTATAATGCGGATCTAGATGATCCTACTAAGATAATTACAGGTAGCGGAGTATATACAAACGGAGGAGACGTATCTCTTCAATTCAACATCCTAAACAGGAATGGGGAACTATTAACATCAGCAGCTCAAATAGCCTCTGACCCTTTTGTCGATAGACAAATAATCAGCATTTTAGATTCTAACGCAAATGTAGTATTCCCCAACTATAGGACAAATGGAGACTCTACTTTTACTTTTTCCCGTTCCCAAAACATAGATGTATTTGGATCTTACAATAGGAACTTCGGAATAAGAAATGAGATAGTCAATAAAGACGGAGGTATTACAACAGGAGAATTCTACCTTTATGCAAACACAGCTACATTCGATGGGGTAATAGTTCAAGCCTCTGGAGAAACATCTCTAAACCAAAACCTTAGTAACCATTCCCCTCCAGAAACTGGCACTATAACATCTGCCGCTGATAGAGCAGATGCGATAAAATATTTTAATGATCAACCGATAAATACTTCTGGATCTACTGGGTTTATTGAGTTGACATTAAACTTTAATGAAAGCCCGAACTTTACCAATCTTGGAGATGTCACTATATGGAAAGGTACATCTGGAGATTTTGTAACAAACAGGGGTAGTTTAGTTGGTAATTATCCATTGAATCTGATCCAAGAAGGGCAGAAGATTACTCTAACCGCTAATGATGGTATTGAAGAAGCCACACCTTTATTCTTTAAATTAATAGCAGATAGTGACGTAGGTTTTGAACCCGAGATCCTAACTATTGGCCCATATACTCTTGAGCCTAACGTCGAAGGCCCAGATTTAAATCTCTATAACCAAGGAGACCAATCACTAGTTGGAGACTTCACTATCGAAGGAGGCTTAGAAGGAGATAGCTCTAACGGTGGTAATCTTAATGTTAGTGGAAACGCTTTAGGAACGGGGATCGGTGGGCGATTAACAGGACCAGAGAGTAAGATGTATCTCCTTTCAGGAGACGCAGGGACAGAACCAGACACTTTACAAAGTGTAACAGCTCGCGGAAATACTACTCTTGGTTTAGACGTAAATTTCCAAGATGGAACTTTATTTGTCGATCATACTAATCAAAGAGTCGGAGTGGGGACAAATATCCCACAAGACACTCTAGAAGTAGTAGGAGACTCCTTCTTCGATGGTAATGTAGGTATAGGGACATCTACTCCAAGTAAAAAACTCCATGTTGTCAGCGCTGGTCAGATCGCTCTCTTTGAAAGCTCTAGCAGCACCTCCAATATAAGGCTTTCTCATTCTGCTGGCACAGCAAATCAATTTAAGAGTGTAAACGGCAAATTAAGTATTGAAGCAGATGTCAATGACACCACGGCAGATTCACGGATAGCTTTTACAATTGATGGGTCAGAAAAGGTCCGATTTGACACCGATGGCAATGTTGGTATAGGAACAACTAGTCCAAGTGCTAAATTAGAAGTAGTAGGAACTAATGCCCAAGTAGAAATAGCCACAAACGATGGATATTCAATTAAATCTTCCCAAAAAGCTGCAATAGCGGTAGTAGGGTCGGGGACCATTTCTTCCAAAGGATCGATGATGGCTGGGGGATCAGGTCACCACATCAGTGGAGATTATGACACTATCGCTGGAGGAACAATCAATAATATATCAGGAGGCGACTTTAACTTTATTGGAGGTGGTTCGCAAATTGACATTACAGGTAGTGAATATTCTTCAAGTATCGGGGGAAAGAATAATGATTTATTTAATTCCGATTATTCTGTTATAGGAGGAGGGCAGAATAATAAAATCGAAGAATCAAATGGGAGTTTTATAGGGGGAGGATTTAGTAATTTAAACCAAGCCGATTTCTCAGCTATCGGAGGAGGTACTTTAAACAAGACTACTGGAAATGGCTATTCGTTTATTGGAGGAGGAGAAGGTAATGAAGTACACTCTGTTTTTGGGGGAATCCTAGCAGGAGAGAATAACATCGTCAGTGGTGACGACTCAGCTATCGTAGGATCTTCGCAGAGCAAAGTTTTTGGAGTTCACTCTTTAATAGCAGGAGGGAAAGATTCTGTGTCGAGTGGGGATTACTCTTTCACTTTAGGGCGACAAGCTCTCATTCCTTCCTCTCATGATGGAGCGGCAGTCTTTGCAGATGGACAAAGTAGAGACCACATCTCAAGCGGAGCGCATACCGCTACTTTAGACTTCGCTGGTGGCGTTTATGTCCCAACTAGTGGAATGTTCGGAGAAGGTCTATTCGTTAGCGGTGTTCCTGTTCTT